AAATGGGATGGAGTAAAGTTTCATAGAACTAAGCACCGTGCTATTGAAGACTATTATACCCTAACAAGTCATAAAGATAATCATCAATATACATGGACTTGGATGATTGCTAATGGTTACACCAAGGAAGATATACGTAGCCTAAAAGCGGCTCCACACATATCTCCCTATGTTGCTATTCATTCAAGATTGTTAACACTAGGTATGCCTGATTATTGCGAAGCTGAAAATGAGTATTGGGAGAGCATGCCAGGCACTATGGGCTCTATGCAACCTACTACTGTTTGGTTAAAGAAAACAATTCAAGAAGCTATTGATAGGGGTTCTAAACTTGTAGAAGAAAAAGAACGCCATGAAGCCGCTGAAAAGGAAAGATTAGGTAGATTTTATAAGCCTAGTATTCAAGAAGTTATGCGAGAAGCGGCCATGAATATGACAGATGATATTGAAAGTCTAGTTGATGAATGGTTAGTTAATCCAGATCCAGCTATTGTTAAAAAGTTTGAGCCCTTGAAGATATTCAATAGACAGGGAACTAAAGCAAATCATGCTCGGATTATTAAGAATTTTTATGATGCTTCTTATGATGAAATGGTAATGCTTAATAATATGCCAACCGCAACCCAACTAAAACTTATGGATGAACATGAAGCAGATATGTGGGCTCAACTTGCTGAAGGATATGAGCATTATGACAACAAGCAGAAGGCGGCGGCTCTTCTAATCTATAAGAAAATTATGGATGCATGTGATATTGTTATTGCAGAAAGCAAAGCAACACGTAAGCCACGTAAAATTAAAGAAAAGAGTGTGGCTGAAAAAGTTAAAAAGTTAAAGTTTAAGATGAGTGATACTGAATATGGTATTGCTAGTGAACCACCAGAAAAACTTATTGGTGCAGTAGCATGTATTATTTTTAATACTAAGAATCGTAAACTGGGTATATACGTTGCTAACGATTCAGATGGATTTGCAGTTAGAGGTACAACGTTATTGGAATATAACGAAGAAACTAGTTTGCAGAAAACACTACGAAAACCACAAGAACAGTTATCTACTTTTAAAAAGACAACAAAAGTTAGAGCTTTAAAAGAGTTTGGATTACTCAAAACAACTGAGACAAAACTTAATGGTAGATTTAACGCAGAAACGGTAATATTGGCTACCTATAAATAACTGTATGGACTACAGTTTAGAACTGAATATTACTAATTATTGCCAAGCAAAATGTAGGACATGCCGGCGTACAGTAACCGAAACAGGTGAAACTGTACCTTGGCTTGTCCTTAAACACATGAGTGACCTGGAATTAAATTCTATTGTTGAAAAAACAAAAGGATTGAATATGACATATGACTTATGTGGTGAATATGGCGATCCAATGATGCACCCCAAAATACAAGACTATATAGACAACCTTACTGCAATCGGTTATGTAAGTATAAACACCAATGGTGGCCTAAGAGGTTCAGAATTTTATAGAAAGAATGCTAAAAATAGACGCTTAAAAATAACATGGAGTATTGATGGCATTGATCACGATACAAATTGGAAATATAGAGAAGGTGTTAATTGGGAAAAAGCATGGACAAACATGTATGCTTGGTTTTATAACGGTGGTAAAGGTACATGGGAATATTTAATGTTTGATTGGAACAAAGAACAAATACCGTTAGCAAAAACTTTTGCAAATTCTAATAATATTCCTATTAGATTTAAGTGGCCCAATGGCCCGTTTGGACAAATAGATGAGCGAACTAGAGAAGAACTGCAAAGTATACTGTAGTTTTCATAATGAGAAAACCAGAGGGTTTTATTTGGATAGTAGTATGCAAGTATTTCCATGCTGTCATTATGCGAGTATATATGGCGAGCGTAATATTGCTGATGAAGTTCCTGTAAGAGATGAATCATTTGAGAAAAGTTTAAAGGATGAACCAAATTGGAACAGTTTAGAGCATCATCACTTAGAAAATATACAGAATCATAAGCAATATCAGGATAATATCTATTATCCAGGCTGGACTACAGAACCTTCTGACGTCTGCCTTCACTTCTGTAATAAATACAAGTAGAGGTAAAACTATGGCCAAACGTAATGATTTAATAAAAGAAATGGAACTAAGACTTGGTGGGCAAATGGTCGACGTTGAGTTGGACCCTGAACACTATGAATTAGCCATTGATAAGAGTATACAGAAGTACAGACAACGAGCAGAAAATGCAGTTGAAGAAAGCTTCATTAATATGACTCTGCAAAAAGAAGTAAGTGAATATACATTACCTAATGAAGTAATGGAAGTCAAAGATATTTACAGACGTACTACTGGCGTAAGCAGTGGAACAGGCAATGACATAGAACCTTTCCAAGCGGCATATCTACAAACATATGTATTAGGAGCTCATCGTCCTGGTGGACTTCAAATGTTTGATATGTTACATCAATACAGAGAAACAATGGGTAGACTGTTTGGTGCAGAACTTATGTTTACTTGGCGCCCTCAAACTAAAAGACTAATATTACAACGTATGATTAAAGCAGAAGATTCCGTTGTGTTACACGTCTTTAATTACCGTCCAGAAGAGAATCTTTTAGAAGATACATATGCAGGTCCTTGGTTAAAGGATTATGCGTTTGCACATGCTCGTTTAATCCTTGCAGAAGCACGTGGTAAGTTTACACAGATTGCAGGACCACAAGGTGGAACTACAATGAACGCAGATCAACTTAGACAAGATGCACAAGCAGAAATTGACAAATTAGAAACTGAACTAACCTTATATAATGATGGTAGCACTGGTTTAAGTTTTGTAATTGGTTAATTTTTAGGTTGACAATCCCCTCATAATTTAGTATAATACAAGCATGAAAAAAGTTATTGGTATATGTGGCTTAATTGGTCACGGAAAAGATACGGCCGCTGGATTTTTAATTGCAGAAGGCTATCAACGTATCAGTTTTGCAGGAGTATTGAAAGATGCTTGTGCAAGTATTTTTGGTTGGGATAGAATTCTTTTAGAAGGAAATACACCTGAAAGCAGAGCGTTTAGAGAAATGCCTGATGAATGGTGGAGTAAGCGACTAGACATACCCAACTTTACCCCACGTTATGCATTGCAGTATGTAGGTACTGATGTATTGCGTACACATTTCCATCCAGATATTTGGGTAGCCGCCTGTGAAAGACAAATTGAAATGACTGATAAGAACGTTGTTATTTCAGATTGTAGATTTTTTAATGAACTTAATATTATTAAAAAGTTAGGTGGTACAACTGCCGTTGTTTGGCGTAATGACAAACCTGAATGGTGGGAATATGCTGTAAGAGCCAATACTAAAAACCAAAAAGACTTAATGTCTAAATATCCAGATATTCATCCAAGCGAATTTAGCTGGGCAGGCTGGGATTTTGATGTATCTATAGATAACACAAAATCATACGATGAACTTCAGTTAGAAGTACTCAAAAAACTCCATTAACACTATATATAATTCTATAAACGCACTATATTTGACGGTTTCGATAAATATTCGTATGAGGACATAACGTCCTCTTTTGAGAAGGAGAACTCCAAATGGCAAATCTTGTTTCACCTGGCGTACAGGTTTCAGTAACAGACGAGTCAGTTTATGGTCCAGCGGGTGCTGGTACTGTCCCTATGTTGTTTATTGCAACAGGTAGTGACAAGACAGATCCAACTGGAACAGAAACTGATAGTATTGCAAAATACACAAAGAAAGCCAATGCCAACACACCTATACTAGTAACTTCACAACGTGAACTTACACAGTATTATGGTAATGTTGACATTAGACAGGTATCATCCACAGTTCAACAGGGCGACGAAACAAACGAATATGGTTTGTTAGCGGCTTATAGTTTTCTTGGTCAAGCATCTTCAGCATATATTATGCGAGCTGATGTTAACCTAACACAACTACGTCCTGCAAGTTCTGCACCAACAGGTCCTGCGGCGAATAACACATATTGGCTAAACCCATCTTCTACTAAGTTTGGTATTCACGAATATCAATCCAATGGTTCATGGGAAGTACAAACACCAACAGTAGAAATTGTATCAACTGCAGGTTCCGCATCAGCGGCTGTAGTTAATGGTGCCTACTTAGTTGAAGTAGTTAACGATGCCAATGATACACAACTATATTATTACAAAGGCGTTTCAGGCGCTTGGGACGTATTAGACGCATCATTTACAGCAAATGATCGTTCTTTTGCTCCACACTACACTGCACCAAGTTCACCTACAGCAGGTGATGTTTGGGTTAAAACAACTACACCAGGCTCTGGTTTAGATATTTACTTGGCATTGTATACAACAGCAACATCAGCTTTTACTAAAGTAGCAGGAACGTATGCACAAGCGTTGGCACCTACAGGCGTATCCGGAGACATCAATCAAGATGGATCTGCAGGCGCGGCTAGAACATTAGTAGAAGGTGATATTTGGTATGATGTTGATGCAACGACTGGTATTATTGCAGTTCTGCGTTATGATTCTGCAAATACACAATTTGATAACATTAGTACATCTAGTTCTGTAGCAACTGGTGGTTATGTAATGGAAGCTTCAATTACACAGCCAACTGGTAACCCAACAGACAAAACAATTTGGTTTGATGGTGATGTAAACGACTTAGACATTTTTGAAGTAGCAGTAGATAGTGGTGTTCAAAAATGGGTAAAAGCTTCAGACGTACAATACACTACAGCGGCACCAACAACTGACTCAGGCGGAAACGCACTAGCGGCTGGTGACTACTGGGTAGATACAGATGATGCAAATTATCCAAAAATCTATAGACACAATGGTACATCTTGGGTAGCAAAAGATAATACAGACCAATCAACATCTTCTGGTGTTGTGTTTGGTGATATTACATCTTTAGCAAAAGCGGCTGGAACATATGTTGTAGCGGCAGACGTATTAACAAATGGTCCTAATCCACTAGTTTACCCAACAGGTACAACTGCGGTTAACATGTGTAGATCAGCTAATACTGTTAAAGAATATGATACTTCATTAACAACTACTTGGAAGTGGCGCAATAAAGCTGGTAACCAACCAGACGGTAGCGGTTCTTTTGGTAGAAAAGCACAGCGTATTGTTGTTGTGGCGGCTATGCAAGCTTCAGCGGCTAACACAAAACTACGTGAAGAAAATGTTAACTTCCGTTTAATTGCGGCTCCAGGTTATCCTGAAATGGCAGACGAAATGTTTACATTGAATAGTGATAGAAACGAAACTGCATTCTGCATTATCGATTCACCATTCCGTAAAACACCAACAGAAGCAGTAACGTGGGTACAAGGTACAGGCGCTACAGCTAACGGTGAAGATGGACTAGTAAGTAGCAACACATATGGTGCGGCTTATTATCCTAGTGTTTACACAACTGATCCAGTAAGTGGTAAGAATGTTGTTGCTCCTGCATCACATTCAGTACTTTACTCTTATGCATACAGTGATAGCGTTAGTTTCCAATGGTTTGCTCCAGCGGGTCTAACACGTGGTGTAGTACAAAATGCAACTAACGTTGGATACATTAATAGTGAAAACGAATTTGTTGCAGTTTCTCTAACACAAGGTGATAGAGATGCAATGTACAACAAGAAGTTGAATCCAATTGCTAGATTCCCAAGTGAAGGTATTTTAATCTTCGGTCAGAAAACTCTAGCGGCAAGTGCAAGTGCATTAGATAGAGTTAACGTTGCAAGACTTACAGCTTATCTAAGAGAGCGTTTTGCAGTAATTGGTAGACCTTACTTGTTTGAGCCAAATGACTCAAATACAAGACGTAATGCTAAGGCAACATTTGATGGGTTCCTATCAAATATCCTAACGCAACGTGGTGTATATGATTATGCAACAGTTTGTGATACAACAAACAACACACCAGCACGTATTGATGCAAACGAACTATATATTGATGTAGCTATTGAGCCAACTAAAGCGGCTGAATTTATATACATTCCAATTCGTATTGTTAATACAGGCGAACTTAGCTAATTTAGCTAATTAATAAATTAAGAAAGCGGGTATTAAATGCCCGCTTTTTTTATGGCCGATTTGCATAAATACAAGTGGAGGAATATCCTCCAAATTTTTACGTAAAAATTGGGAGTTCTAATATGGACATGTTCAACACAACAACAGATATTCAGGCAAAAGAGATCCCTTACTTGACTACACAATGGTTATTCCAGAGTGCTGGCGATATTATTGAGCTAGATGCATGGGTTCCAGAAGATGTAATACAGCAATGTATTGAGATGAATAGTAGACCTGAATTGATTAAAAGACAGAGACCAACTAAAACGGCGCAAATGGCTGGTCCTGAAAATGGCCCAAAAGGCGGATGGGAATATAATCATGTTCCTGAAGGCTGGGGGTTACCTAGCAATGCAACTGAAGTAGGTTGTATGCTATATGATTGTGGTGATTTCCTTTTCCCACACAGAGATAAATGGAAGTCAGTACAGCCAACAGGTGAGATTTGGGGCGATGCTCTACGTCTAATTTGCTGGGCTAATAATACTAATATGAATGAATTTACTTTTATTCACGATGGCAAAATCGTAAAATTTGAACCACGTCGTTGGTACGCAGTTAACACAAGAAAAGTACACAGTGGTGTATGTTTCAAAGATGGTACTGTACATTTAGCGGCAGGCGTACACTTACATAGTAAGGGCGAGACAGGCAACTCAATGAAAGAAAATTTAGAGATCAGCACTAATTGGCTTCTAAATGCTCTTCCATTTGCACAACCACCACAAGATATAAAGGGTGTTAACTGTCAAAGAAACTAAATGAAATTTTTCTTGCTATTTGGCATAAATACAGATAGCAAGAACTTTTCTAAAGGAGATTAATATGGCTGTAATTACAAATTTTGGTGTCCCTACCGCAAATGCGTCAGGCACACTTATGCCAAAACTACAATACCGTTTCCGTGTAACATTTGAAGGAATCGGTTCAGATAGCTCGGCACAACCACTAATAACAACAAATATTATTAGTGCAACGAGACCGCAACTGGATCATGAAGATATCACAGTTGACACATACAACTCAAAAATTCGTCTAGCTGGTAAACATACCTGGTCAGACGTAACACTTGTACTACGTGATGATGTAGATGGAAATGTCATTAAGGCATTGGATCATCAGTTATCAAAACAAGTTAACCACACTACACAAGCATCAGCTAAATCAGGCGCAGATTATAAATTTAAATTCTCTATTGAGACTTTAGATGGTGCATTTGATGAAGGAGATGCGGCAGTACTTGATAAATGGGAAATGGTTGGATGTTTTATTCCAAGCATACAGTACGGTGATTTAAACTATTCATCAAGTGATATGGTACAGGTAACTGCTACTATTCGTTATGATAATGCGGCACACACAATTAAAAACTCAGCAGTTGACGAATTAGCCAGTGGCGGTATTGTCGCAGGCGGTGGAACATCAGCAACAACTGACGGTAGCGGCAGTTAAGTAAATGGGGAAGTTTCTAGGTGACATCGCCAGCGATGTTTACGGAGTAAACACCAACTCTGGCACAATACAGCCATTGTTCCCTAGGAGCAAATTCCAGTTTATGTGTATATGGACAGTGGGCGGAGCTAATGGTTCCGTTCAATCCGTTCCATTTACTAGAATTCAAAGTGTGTCAATGCCAGGACACACATCAAGAGTGGCACCACAAAATCAATACAATAAAAAGAGACTTATACAAACAGGAATAGATTATACTCCTGTTCAAATGCGTGTCTATGATGATAGATCAGCAATCGTAGAAACTTTTTTAAAGAAATATAGTAACTATTATTACGCAGGCCTTATGTCAAATAATGAAGCTAAGTTTGGTGATGATATTATATCAAATAATTTTAGTGGCAAAGCAGACACAAGTGAGACTGGATTCCGTATATCGGGAAACAGATATTATTTAAAAGATTTAAGAATTATTAGAATTAACACCGCTGAAGATTGTAATGAGATTACATTACGCAATCCTATGATATCACAAATAGATGGAGATACACTAGATTATAGTGATAGCCAGGCTGTTTCATATACTCTACAAATACAATATGAAGGATATGATATTAAAACAGGTAATAGTGGCAGTATTAAAGGCGAAGTATCTGATATTTTAGACGCAGGTACTTGGCGCTAACCAACAGTTCTTACCGTAATAAATAGTATTATGGCGAGAAAGTTTCAACAAGGTATATATACAGTAAACAATCCACAAAAATATGTAGGTAAAGGAGCACCTAGATATAGAAGTGGTTGGGAATTAGCTGTATTTAGAATGGCAGATGCCCACCCTAATGTTATTGCATGGGGTAGTGAAACACATAGAATTCCATATAAAAATCCACTTACTGGAAAAGCAACAACTTATGTACCCGATATGTTAATGGTATATGAGGATAAGAATAAGAACAGAAAAGCGGAAATTATAGAAATAAAACCCAGTGGACAAACATTGGGAGAAGCTCGTGGAGCACAAAATCAAGCGGCGGCTGTTGTGAATCAAGCAAAATGGGAAGCGGCAAGAGCTTGGTGTGCAAAGCAAGGACTTGGATTTAGGGTTATTACAGAGAATGAAATTTTCAATAAGCCACAAAATTCCAAAAGGAAAAAAAGATGACAAAAAAACTTGAAGAAGAATTGGGATTACCGCCCATTGAAGACATCAAAATTCCACTTGAAGATGAACAAGAAGAAGAAATCACAGTGGAAGAAGCTAAAGATGAAATAGCACTAGTACAAAAGGATCTTGATATGACTAATCGTATTGATAGTTCATTACCTGTTGTACAAGGTTTAGAAGATGTAGATAGAGAGATGGATGATTATGCACAAAGAGCTATGATTACATTTGATGAGTTATGTGATTTAGGAAAAAATGTAGAAGATAGACATGCGGCTCCAATATTTGATAGTGCAAGTAAAATGTTATCAGCGGCATTACAAGCCAAGCAACATAAAATGGATAAAAAATTAAAGATGATTGAACTTCAAATGCGTAAAGCAAAGCTAGATTTGGATGAAAGAAAGTTAGATATGAAGGAAGCTGGAGATGAACCTACTGAAGTAGAGGGAGAATTTTTAGGAGATCGCAGTACTATGCTTGATTCTATCATGCAAAAGATGAAGGAAAATGATAAATAATTATAGTGGAGATGTACAAATGAAAACATTCAAAGAATATTTAACGGAATCAAAGAAAGAGTTCGTTTATAGAATTAAAACAATACACCCGATGGACGATTCGGATATTGAACGTATAGAGAACCATCTTGCAAAATATGAAGTTAAAAGTGTACAGGCACCGAAGAAATTAATGCTTCAGAGTGCCCCTTATGATTTCCCACAAGCTCGTGGATATGAGGTACATGTAATTGAGTTCGTAACTCAACGTCCTGCAAGTGCTTATCAAATACAAACAGAAATTTCAAGTTTATTAGGTTTAAGTGATGGCGCCATGAAAGTTAGAAGTAACATGGAACCACTTGAACAGCAGGAGATGGCACAAACAGATGCTGAACCTGAGGGCTCTATTTTAGAAGATGGAGACTACAATGACGCAGAAAAAATCAACGGTGAAGATTATTACGGTGACAAATATAATACAAAATTTGTACAAGAATTATTAGCCATGCGTAAAGATGGAGAAGAAAAATGAGACAACTCAAAAAAGGAATTCTTCCAGAAGGAACTGAAATGGGTTCCATCGGCGGCGTTGATGTAAAACAATTCGCCAGTAAAGATGGAACAGCAATTCAACTTACTGGATCTAAAGGTTATGTTCAACTTTCTAGAGAAGATGCGGCCAAGTTGGCGGCACGTTTAGCAAAGTGGGCAGGATCAAAAAACATGGCTAGGCCAGGTGAATATGAAAGTGTACAAGAATCAGATTGTGGCTGTGGCCCAGATTGTGCATGTGGCGGAAATTGTGGACCAGATTGTAATTGCCAAAACTGTGGAGAATCAACAACTGAAGCAGTTGGTGAATTTGCAGAACCAATTTATAACTTAGTTGATATTGAAGGCGAAGAAGCAGTATTAGATGAACTGATTCGTTATTTAAGTGGTGATCAAATTCAAGACTTTGTTGCAGATTATAAACGCCATCATGATATGGATATTGATTTTGATGAATCAAAACAAATTGATGAGCTTAATGTGCCTAATGATAAAGAAAAACTCAAAGCACAAATGGCTAAGTTAAAACAAATGGCAAGTGATGCCCAAGCAAAAGGTGACCACAATCGGGCTTATAACATTGAACGTTCAAGTGAAATGTTAGCATTACAGAAAAAGTTATCAAAACTTGGAGAAGACACTAACCAAATTAATCACAACAATGTTGTACAACTTGCAGGCGACAGTATTTGGCAAGGCGAAAAGCGTGGTGAACCAGTTACTGATACAGTAAATGTTGGAAAGATCTCAATTCATAAGGATGGCGATGGATATGCAAGTGTTTCAGTAGAACACGATGGCCCTTGGACAATTTATACAGACACTGGATTTGAAGATGCAATTAGTGATATCATTGATATGCCCGTTAGTTGGTCTGAGCAAGGCATGCAAGAAGAGGGTACTGCCCATCTAGAAGCCGATTACGGTGAAGGAAATGAATCAATTAGAAATAAGGAGCGAACTATGGAAGAAGTAGACAGAATCCTACAGATTGCTGGAATAAAGAAGGCTCCAGTGGCTGAGGAAAAAGAATCAGAAAAAGAGCTAGACGAAGCTAAAAAAGAACTTGATGAAGAGCCAAATGAAGGCAATGAATTCTCAGGTGAATTAGAAAAAGCTAGAAAAGCTGGCAAAAAAGAATTTGAAGTTGATGGTAAAAAATACAAAGTAGAATCAGAAGAAACAGATGAAGATGCTGTAACTGAAGATGAAGAAATGGAAGATGAGGACGAAAAAGAAGAACTTGATGAGTCCCCAACAATGGATACCACACAACTTATTAACTTGCTTAAAAATTCTGGAATTTCAGAAGAAGCAATTAATAAAAAATTAGACGAGTGGGCAAATACTCCTGCAGGAGTTGGTGAAGTAGAACCAACTGCACACGCTGGAGATGCAAATGATGATTTTGCACAAGCAGTTAACCTAAGTCTTAAGCGTTATTTAGATGCACAGGACATGAAAGTTAATGTTACTGAAAGCCACACTAAAGAAAAACTATCAAACGCATATAAAAATTTCAAAGCTAAGTAATTGCTTTTGCGTATAAAGACCCACGCTAATAGCGTGGGTTTTCTATCTTGATAAATACTAATATGAAAGTAAAAGACATCTTAAAATTACCTAGTATAAAGGTAGGCGACGAAGTTATGGTTGGCAAGTTTAAAAACCGTAAAGCAGTCGTAACAGGGTTCACTACAGATGAAAACAACCAACCTGTTTTAAAAACAACAAAAGGTGACCAAAAACTATTCAAACCTAGAATAGTTAAGTTAATGGACAAGTAGATGCGACCGATTACTACTTATGAAGACGGCTTTGGTCAGTCTATTAAATTTGTTGTTCCAGAACCACATACTAAGATATGTATGAACATCTCAGGTGGCGCAGACAGCGCCGTGTTATTGTGGATGCTAATAAACTACTGTGAAAAGAATATACCTGAAGCAGAGATACACGTTATAACATCTGCAAACCCAGTTAAGGGTTGGTATAATGCTAAATGGTCAACAACTGTATTAGATAAGATACTAGAATTAACTGGTACTGAGCTAATAAAAAGCCATTATACATTTTATAGTGATGATCAAAGAAGAACAGAATTAAATGATACTGAAAGATTAATACGTGATATACATGGTATTACATTTACAGTACACGGAACAACACAGAATCCACCACTTGATATAGAATACTTATTAAAGGGTAGACATCAACCAAGAGATAAAGGACATAGCCGTCCAGCATTTAGTAAACTTGGTGAAGATGTAACACGTTGGATGCCAGTGATGAGTGTTGATAAACGATTTATAGCATACTTATATGAACATTTTGACTTAATGGAAAGTTTATTTCCGTTTACTCGTAGTTGCGAACAAGAAGCAAGACACAATAAAGATGAACCTAGTTGGATGATAACGCATTGTGGTGAATGTTGGTGGTGTAAAGAACGTAATTGGGCTTTTGGTAAATACTAATATGGCAGGAACAGTAGACACAAAATTAACTAAAACTCCGTATATAAAAGAAAAATATACTGAGCAACAAGTTGTAGATCTTGCAAATTGTATGCAAGATCCTAAATACTTCCTTATGAATTTTTGTTATATCCAACACCCAACAAAGGGTCGTATGAAGTTTGGATTATATGATTATCAAGTACAATTAGTTGACACATATCATGCTTATAGATATAGTATTAGTATGCTTGCACGGCAAACAGGTAAAAGTACCTGTGCGGCAGGATACTTGTTATGGTATGCAATGTTTAATCCAGATCAAACTATTCTTATAGCGGCACACAAATACAGTGGTGCTCAAGAGATTATGCAACGTATTAGATTTGCATATGAACACATTCCAAATCATATTAGAGCAGGTGTTACAAGTTATAATAAAGGTAGTTTAGAATTTGATAATGGTTCACGTATTATTGCACAAGCAACTACAGAAAACACAGGACGTGGTTTGTCCATATCACTTGTTTACTTAGACGAGTTTGCATTTGTTAGACCAAATATCGCCAGAGAATTCTGGACTTCACTTTCACCTACACTAGCAACAGGTGGTAAATGTATTATTACAAGTACACCAAATCAAGATGATGACCAATTTGCACAAATTTGGAATGATGCACGTAAATGTATTGATGATTTTGGCAATGAACAAAAAACTGGTAGAAATGGATTTGCACATTTCCTAGCAACTTGGGACGTACACCCAGATAGAGATGAAGAGTGGGCTAAAGAAGAACAATCAAAAATTGGTGAAGAGCGTTTTAGGCGTGAACACAACTGTGAATTTATCGCATATGATGAAACCCTAATTGATAGTATTAAATTATTTAATATGGTAGCAAGAGAACCAACATCTAAAATGGGGCAAGTACGTTGGTATAAGAAGTTGGAAAAAGATAAAATATATCTGGTTGGATTAGATCCTAGTTTAGGTACTGGTGGTGACTATAGTGCTATACAAGTATATGAGATGCCTGGTATGAAGCAAGTGGCAGAATGGCAACACAATAAAACAACCATACAACGTCAAATAGGTATTATAAAACAAATATGTGATTTTATGGTTACTGAAGGCGTTGATGAAGATAGTATCTACTATAGTATTGAAAACAATACTCTTGGTGAGGCGGCTCTAGTCATGTTAGAAGAACTGGGTGAAGAAAACGTATATGGCACGATGTTAACTGAACCTAAAAAGCCAGGACCAGGTAGGCTAAGACGTGGATTTACAACTACTCACAAATCCAAAGTTACAGCGTGTGCTAAGTTAAAACAGTGGGTAGAAACAGATAAGATGGAAGTGGCTAGTAGAAACTTTTTACAAGAATTAAAAACATTTTGTGCTAAGGGTAATAGCTATTCCGCCAAAGAAGGCGAAACGGATGATCTTGTAATGGCGGCAGTACTTATTGTACGCATGGCATTAGAGTTAACAAAATATGAAGATAGAGCGTTCATGGACCTAAAAGGTAGACCTCAAGATGAGGATTATGAAGAACCTATGCCGTTTAGCATTTTATGATAAATACATATGCACAAAGGACAAACCAATGGAAAACCAGTTAGCAAACGAACTTTTTAACATTATCAAAGGCAGTGGATACAAAGTAAAGTTATTCACAGAAGAAGGCCAAAAGACAACTAACGTAGATGAAGCAACACGATTCTATGCTTATGATAATGACTTAATGCTTACACTTCGTACAGAAGATAATCAAACTGAAGTTGTGGTCCAAGCAGGTTCTGCCTTTGATGTAACAAAAAATAAGATTTTGCTAAATACTATTAAGAAAGCAACACATAAGAATTTAGGTGAGTTTACAGTGAGAAAATTTGAGAAAAAGATAGAGCCAAAAGACTTTGCACATCAAAGTGTAGTAGAAGGGTTTAGTAAACCTTATGGCACAGTTAAGACATCATACATTCAAAAGGAAAACGCAAGGCTTGTAATTAAGCATACTAAGGGCGTTAATGAGGAAGTACGTGGTTCACGTAGTAGACACATACACTCACTGTTTATTGAAAACTCACAAGGTGAAAGATTTAAGTTCCCCCATAGATATATGGGTGGAGCAAAAGCGATGGCGATGCACGTTAATGAAGGCGGCACTCCCTATGATCCAAAAGGAGAGGCAATTTTAAGCATATGCGAAGAGATTGCAAGCCTCAATAGATTTGTTAGACATGTTCAATCTAACAAACTAGTTAATGAGAACAATAGTGAAATTGTTGATACTGTAAGGTCAAAACTTGCAGAACACAAAAACACGATACATGCTCTCTCAACACTCAAAGGTTATAACAATTTTCAAGTTTCTGAAAATAATTCAGAAAATGTCGAGAAAAGTGTTGACATAAGTGAAAAGTTTCTGTATAATACATTTACCACTGAGGAATTAAATGATATCCTCGGTAAGGTGGGCCGTATTGTAGCTGAAAAACAAGAGAAGGATAGCATGGTGCAAGAGACAATTAAGGACTTATATACTATGATTGAATCACAAACTGATCTAGGTATTACTCTTAATGAAAATGATCCTGAGCATCCAGCAAATCATGTGCTAGATGAAGCAGAGATCCTTACACACCAGCTATCCTATCTCGCAACAAACGTAACCAATGAACAAGCTAAAGGGTATTTTAATACTCTACATAGTATGGTAATTGAGGGCGTTAGTGCAAATGATCGCAAATTAATTGAAGCTATTGTTAAGTATTTGGGTTCAAATCCAACAGTAGAATCAGTTAATAAAGAAATTCCGCTTGATGAAGGCGTGTTACTTACATTACGTAAGAAACTTTCTTCATAAAAATCAAGAACTTGCTTGACAGTAGGCAAGAACGGTAGTATACTGTATAGGCTAATAAAGGCAAAGTCACAATATGTGACAAATTACAAAATTAGGTATTATACCTAGTTACTAACAAAGGCTAATATAGGAGATAAATTATGGCATCTTTGGCAGAAATACGTGCGAAGTTACTCGCACAAGAATCAAATTCCTCAGGCAAACGCTCTGCAGGTGGTGGCGACAACGCAATTTTCCCACATTGGAATATACCAGAAGGCACTAGTGCAACGCTACGTTTCCTTCCCGATGCGGATGAGTCTAATACGTTCTTTTGGAAAGAACGTCAAATGATTAGACTAGAATTTCCAGGCATTAAAGGACATGACGAACATAAGCCCGTTACAGTACAAGTTCCTTGTATTGAAATGTGGGGCGAAAGTTGTCCTGTACATGCGGAAATTAGACCGTGGTTTAAAGACCCTTCTATGGAGGATATGGGTCGTAAGTATTGGAAAAAACGTTCGTATGTTTTCCAAGGCTTTGTTACAAGCAGTGAATTACAGGAAGATACAACTCCTGACAATCCAATTCGTAGATTTGTAATTAGTCCTCAAATTTTCAAAATCATTAGTCAGGCGCTAATGGATCCAGACTTTCCAGAAATTCCAACAGACTATGAAGCAGGCACAGACTTCCGTGTACAGAAGTCTACTAAAGGCCAATATGCTGATTACTCAACATCTAATTGGGCTCGTAGAGAGCGTGGACTAGATCAAGAGGAACGTGATGCTATAGCAACACATGGATTGTTCACTCTAAATGACTTCTTACCTAAGAAGCCAGACGCTGATGCAGTTAATGCAATCTTCGAAATGTTTGAAGCTAGTGTTGATGGTCAGTTATATGATCCAGAGCGTTTTGCAGACTTCTACCGCCCTTACGGCTTAGATGCTCCAAACAAGAGTAGTACTCCTGCTCCTGCGGCACCGGCGGCTCCTGTAGCACCTGCGCCAGTAGCACCCGCTCCAACTCCAGCACCTGCTCCAGTAGCAGAGGCGGCACCTGCACCAGTAGCAGAAACAGTGGCGGCACCAGCAGAAGCTAGTGGAGATAAGCCAAGTGCTCAAGACATCCTACAGATGATCAGAGCTCGTAAAGAAGACTAATCTTGAGGGGGGATTAAGTTCCCCCTTCCTTTAATTTTGGAGGTATAAATGGCAAGACCATTCGATGTGAGTAAGTTTCGCAAAAGTATTACTAAAGCGGTACCAGGTTTAAGTGTAGGATTTAATGATCCAGACACATGGATTTCTACTGGTAACTATACTCTTAATAAACTAATTAGTGGCGAATTTAATAGAGGTATTCCTCTAGGTAAAGTTACTGTACTGGCTGGTGAATCCGGCGCTGGAAAATCCTACATTGCGGCAGGTAATATTGTAAAAGCGGCACAGGATCAAGGCATCTTTGTTGTTCTTATTGATAGTGAAAATGCATTAGATGCTAAGTGGCTACATGCACTTGATGTAGATACAGACGAAAGTAAACTTCTTAAACTTAACATGAGTATGATTGATGATGTTGCTAAAACAGTTAGTGACTTTATGAAAGATTACAAAGCAGAATATGCTGATAAGGAAAAAGAAGAACGACCTAAAGTGCTATTTGTTGTAGATAGTTTGGGTATGTTGTTAACACCAACAGATGTTGATCAGTTTCAAAAAGGTGATATGAAAGGTGACATGGGTCGTAAGCCCAAAGCACTAACATCACTTGTTAGAAATACTGTTAATATGTTTGGTGAATATAATGTTGGTATGTTATGTACTAACCACACTTATGCATCACAAGATATGTTTGATCCAGATGATAAGATTTCAGGCGGTCAAGGCTTTATCTATGCATCAAGTATTGTTATTGCTATGCGTAAACTTAAACTAAAAGTAGACGCAGATGGTAATAAAACATCACAAGTACATGGTATTAGAGCGGCGTGTAAGGTAATGAAAACACGTTATGCTAAACCGTTTGAAAGTGTACAAGTGGAGATTCCATATGAAACTGGTATGAGTCCTTATAGCGGACTTGTTGAATTTTTTGAGGCAAAAGAACTTTTAAAGAAAAGTGGTAATAGTCTAGAATATATTAGTCCTGTTACTGGTGAAGTAATTAAAATGTTCCGTAAGCCTTGGAATGCTAACAAGGATGGCTGTTTAGATTTAGTTATGTCAGAATGGAATGATGATGTAGTTGATCCTCCTGAAGAAGAGATTGAAACTCTTGAAGTATCAGATACAGAGGAGGTAGTTAATGAATCTGAGTGAACATGATTTAGAGTTTATCCTACAACTATATGATACAGGAACACGCCTTATGACTGATAAAGTCAAGGGTGAACATGCCAAAGACTTTCTTTATAGGTTGTTAGACTATGGTATGGATATTAAAGCAAACGCAAAGGAGATAGGCGAACACGATGAATTCCTTGATCAAGCCGTTACTGAGTTTTTGGAATCGGAAGATGAATTTGGAGAGCCAGAAGATGATTGGCTTGAAGATGAAGAACTATGGGATGAATAAATCGTGAGCAAATGGTACAGAGAAGTAACGGCAGATATGTCGATGATCGTAAATGCCATTGGACATTTCGAGACTGAACTTGAGCAAGCACGCCTAGAGTGTGGAATGAAGGGTGTTCTAGAAAAACAGGCACGTGACATGCCCGGTATCGTAGAACACCGTTTCAACCAACTCCAGGAAGTGGAAGCCATACTCGAATATTTAAACACCGAGATGCGGAAGACCCGCAGTAAACTATTCAGGAAGTATCTTGAAAGTTATAACAGAGCACTCAGTTCTCGAGATGCTGATAGATTTGTAGATGGTGAGGAGGATGTTGTAGCCCTTCAGTACCTAATCAATGACTTTGCCCTAGTGCGTAATAAATTTATAGGTGTTATAAAGGCACTAGAAGCCAAGCAGTTCCAGATAAACAATATTGTTAAACTACGAGCCGCTGGCCTCGAGGACATCTCGCTATGAAAATAGCGATATGTGTAAGCGGACAAACACGTAATCATAATACATACAGCAACAAATGGTTAGAAGATATTAACCATTTATTTGCTGATTATGAATACGACCTATATGGACACACATGGGTAGGACAACCTAAGCCAGTTACTAGCAGATTCAGAGATCCCTTTAAGGGCCTTTGTTTTGACGATCAAACGATAATAGATGACTGGGTAAAACGTGATCACATTACTAATGGATTTTATGATAAAGCATGGTCAGATAACCCTGAATGGAAAAATATTGTAAAAGATGGAAAAGCATTTGATCACATATTAGCCACATCTAGAATGGCGTATGGACAATTTGTTTCAACGTTTTTATGTATGCAACAGGTTAAAGGTGACTATGATGCAGTAGTAAGGTACCGGTGGGATATAGGGCTAAGGGATAGAAATATATCAAGATTACAAGAAGATATAGAGTTATTTGTTGGTAATAGAAGCAAACATTATTCAGAATTAGTACATAGCGATACTATACCTAATGAGATTGCATATGTTGGATCATGGGCAGATGTAATGGTTTCGTATCCATTTATTGACAATCAATATGTGCCAGATTATATGTTTGTGTTTGACAAAAAGATACTTGATATAGTAAAATCTATACAATGGCCTAATATTCTTATAGATAAACCACAAGCACACAGTGGATGGATAAAGGTATTTAAAGCTCTAAAATTAATAACAATCGCAGGAATGCAAGATAAATTTACTCTTTTAGAGGATAGAGATAAAAAATTTCAACATTTATGGCAATGTTAGAAAAAAAGGTTGACAAGCAAGACATCTTACTGTATTATCTATATATAAGCTAATAAAACAGGAGTTGAAAATGAAAGTAGCAGTTATTCATACCGCTTTTGAAGATGCACCTAATACGGTTGCATTTGTAGAAACACCTTTTGCAGTAGTAGAAGAAGCACTAGAATATGCATATCGTTGGACAAACAACGTAATGGGCTCATGGAGTATTAAAGAAAAAGTCATTAATGGAGAAGACAACGGTGACTATAATAAAGATGTTACTGTAATGGCTCCATTGACAGATGGCTATGGTTTGCGATCAACTAGTGTTGGTGATCATATGCTTGTTGGTAATACAAAATATATTGTTGCAAGTTTTGGTTTTGAGGAACTCGTATAATGGCACAAAAGACAATAGAGGTATCACCAGTAACGGCACTAGCTCTAGCTATTCAAGTATACAATAAACAAGGATTTATTCGTAGTGGTGACGGTTTTACTAGGATAGGTCCTAATGGTGAACAAACAGTAGAAACTTTTGATAATAAGACTTTGCTTATTAATGCAATTCAAGCAGGTAGTGTTCCTGTAGAGGAAGATGTAAAATTAGCAGAGCAAATCATTACAAAGTTCAATGGGCGTTATATGCTTAAGAAACTAAATGGTTCACTAAACAATTTTGAATCAGGAGTTTCACAGGCATTTGGCGTAACTGATAATCAACTTACAAAGTTCAATCTAGCTATCCTTGCTAGTATTCCTCATATGAATGAGATTGATAAGAAGCGAAAATCAGTAGAAGATAAGTTTGAAGAGCTACGGTTTCAAAGTGAATTCCTAGGAACAAAAGGCAAACGGTTTGATGTAGATGTTACTATTATTGATGTTAAATTTATTCAAAGTAGTGGCGTATTCATGATATCAGGTGTTGCCTCTGGTAAAGATATTATTAAATTTTGGTGGAGAGATCAGCCAGATATTAGCGATATTATTGATGGAAAAACTATCCGTATTCGTGGTACAGTAAATAAACACGAGAAAAGTAAGTACACAAATTGTCATGAAACAATGCTGAATAGGGTAAAAATTCTTGATAATTGATCAACTCAACGAAGTTTTTAATAGCCACAATCTAGCTGGTCATTATGAACATTTTGAAAAACCTCAAAATTCACAAGTAATAGAGCACCTACAATATAACTTTTGGAGGTTGCCTTGTCTATTAGCTCACAACAAGTTTGAAGTACTAGGAGCCAGCAAATGGCAACATGAATGGGAATGGAATAACATGAAAACCCATCATTATGTGTATTGTCAAGAATCAGATGAAGCATGTATAGGTAACATTAATGGCCTATTCCTTAAAGATCAGTACTACGATTATTCAAAGATAATGTGGAAATGGAGGGAATATTATCCTAATGCAGATACTGTTATGGAAGAGTGGTTTCACCAAGCTCTACAGCCAGAAGTGTATAGAAAAAAGCCTGAAGTACTTAAATACTTGGTCGGTATACATGAAGCATATCGTACTAATAATAAAGAGGAATTCATAAAATTGTTCAATGATTTCGATTTTTATGCAGAAAAACTTCAAAAGATTTAGATAAAAAGGTTGACAAGTAAGGCATCTTACTGTATAGTATAAGAGTAAGTTAAAAAAACAGGAGTTAAAATATGTCAGTTAATGCTTTTAAAACAGTTCCAGCAAAAAATGCAGGACGTAAAAATAAAAAAGGTGAGACAATTATTCAGGTGCTCGCAACACCAGAAGTTGAATCCACAGAAACAGACGCTCAGATCATTGAGCGTATTGCAGAACGTTTCCAGATACTAGAAGATATGACGCAAATGTCTATTGATGGCATTGTACGTGGTATGGTTGTAACAGGCCCTCCAGGTGTTGGTAAGTCTTTTGGTGTTGAACAAGTACTAGAAAAGAATAACTTGTTCGATAAATTAGCAGGTTCAAGGCTACGTTTTGGTGTTGAAAAAGGTGCGGCATCCGCAATTGGTTTGTTTAAACTACTTTATCAATACTCAGAAAAAGGTAATGTTCTTGTACTAGATGATTGTGATACAGTATTGTATGACGAGACATCACTTAACCTACTAAAGGCGGCACTTGATAGTGGTGCTAAAAGAACACTTAGTTGGAATACAGATTCATCCCTTCTACGTAGGGAAGGTATTCCTGACAAGTTTGAGTTTAAAGGTAGTGTAATTTTTATTACTAACCTAAAATTTGACAATGTACGTGGTAAAATTAAGGATCACTTAGATGCTATTATGTCACGTTGTCACTACTTAGACTTGACTCTAGACACGATGCGAGACAAGATGCTTCGTGTAAAACAAATTGTTGGCAAGGGTATGTTAGATTCATATAAGTTTACTCCAGAAGAAGTAGATGAGATTGTAACATACATGTTGGACAATCAGAATAAGTTACGTGAAGTTAGCCTACGTATGTGTACCAAAATTGCAGACTTGAAAAAGTCACAAAGTCAACGTTGGAAGACAATGGCTGAGGTAACTTGTATGCGAAGAGCTTAACTCCTTCATTGTTGCTTACAAAAGCACTTCGCTAAACTTTACCGGGGGTTGCTCCCCCGGTTTTTTTATATTGACAAATCAAGAGGTTAGTGTATAATAGTACTATGAGTTGTAAAATAATCCTAAAAGACGAAGTTAATTGTAAGATCGAAGGACTTGATCTTGACATGCGAAAGAAACTTGAAAAAGAACTCAAGTTTTTTCTGCCTTATGCATAT